ATTTGTTGCCCGTCCTCATCCTTGATTACGGCAAATTGTCCGCCCACGCCCTCGGCCGTGGTACACGCTCCTTCACTTATTGAGTATGGCATTACGTAACGGGAATCATGGTGCAACGGCAGTTGATAATCTCCTCGGGTGGTCCGGCCGGATCGCCTGGGAATGACAAAGGTACGCCCATTACGTCGAACGACTGATTGATGGCCACTTGTTGACCGTCCACCAGGTCGTGCGACTCACGGACCCTCCCATCCCGTTGGCTCAACCATTGCTTTTGCTCCACCGCGGATAATCTAAATGCCTCGTGTTGGCCGGACTCAAACGCTGAGTTAACCGTGGTGTTGACGATGGCTGGGATCCGGTTGGCCCGTATACCTTCAAAGGTTTGTCTCACCTGGTCCGTAATCCGCTGGATCATGGTTTCATTGTCCAGGCCGGACTCCACCTGGGCGATAGCCTTTGAAATTTGATCTTCTGTGGTTTGGATGACGTTGACAAACTTGGACCGTCTAATCATCTCCTCCACCACGTCCGGTGTTAGCTCCCGGACCCGTTGGGCCGATGATATACCGAGCCTGGCCTGGCCTCGATTGAGCCCCTCGGACAATGCCGCGAGGACTGCGGCCCGGATGGCCGGCTCGATCTCCGCGAGGGCCTCGTCATACTTGAATATCTGCGCCACCTGGAGCTCGGCCTTCATATCTCCGAGCTCTCGTAGCCGGGCCATGATCCCACGCTCGATTTGCTCAAACGCTTCCGAGATACCGCCCTCCACGTCACGCTCCACCGCCCGTTTCATTCGGTCAACGGCTCTCCACTCCCGGTCCAGTTGCTCCGGTGTAAATGCCTTACCCGCTTTGCGTTCAAGCCCGATCTTGTAAAGAATTACCGCCGCTCTGTCCTCGGGTTCGAGAGCGGCCGTCAAAAATCAAACGGTGGACTAAAGGCCGATTTGTAATCCTCTCCGTCCTCGAGCCTGGACTTAATGACGTGGTAAACCTCCTCCGGTATGTGATCCGGACTGAATGGCGCATCCGCTCCCCGTGACTTCACCTTACGTCTCCAGGCCCGAATTTCCGATTCGATGGCCTGGGTGTCATCTTGTACCTCCTCCTCCATGCTCTCCTCGGCCTGGACTTGGGGGGTAACTTGGGTGGTGGCAGGACCGTAACCCAAAAGGGCCCGCGCCTCATCAACACTCAGCACCGGTGCACCTCCGGTGAGCTGCGCCACGGCCTGGGCTTTTTCGACCTCGTACCGCTGCATAACCTCGAGCCGCTTGGGCTCAAATGAGAACCTCACGCCGAGCTCGCGTAGCAATGTGGCATTGATACGGTGGGCGATCCGGTCCGCTTGGGGTAAAACGGTCTTGGTGTAGAAATTAACGTCGTCTTGCTGGGCCGTCGCAAAATTGGCCGCCCCGCTGATTACAAACGAAAACGGTACGCCCAGGGTAACGGCAATTAGCTCCCGCTGTTCACGGGATAACTGAAGATTGCCCAGGTCCTTAATGCCCTCCCCAATGGTTTGGACATTGACCGCGTCCGCTTCCACAACTTTTGTGGTACCGGCATTTCCTTTACCGCTGAACCATGACCTCCACCCGCGCTCTATCCGGTCTCGCTCCTCCCTGGGTGTTCCCATGGGCACCCCAATAAGCGTGGCCTTGAGTAGCCCGTTATCGAGCGTTGAATCCAAATAGGTTTGGAGTGAATGCAGGACATCCGCACCGGTCCGCGCTGCATAACCGATGGAGGATCCAGGCCCGATCTCCGTTAATGGGTCTTGCTGGTAAATGGCCACCACGTCCTCGGCATCCAGGGTGAGCTCCTTACCGTTCACGGTCCGCTTATACGCGTAGACCTTACCGGCCTGGTCATACAACGGATCCACCGTGTTGGGTGACATCCATTGGAGCCCCACCAGGTTGCCGTTGTCGTACACCTTGAGCCAAAAGGCCGAGCCCACCAGGATGAGTGATGCCTCGGTCTTGAATATCAAATCGCTCCACCCGGTCATGAATCCGAGCTCATCCGGGAAATCATAGTCCGCATCCGAGTCGTAACGGATGTCCTCCGGGTTGGCCGCATTCACGACCGTAAACGGGATGCCTCCAATGGCCGCGGCTCTCATGTCCACACAAGCCCGCAAGAATCCATTGACCCTGTAAGCCTCAACAATCGTTAAATGCTTTGCGTCCGTTTCCTGGCCATAAAGCATCTCGGCAATTAAAGAATCGGCCCGGAAATTCTTTATTCCTTTTGTTGGGCTTATTAGTTGAAGAGCCATGACCTACGGGTTGCCGTTTGTGTAAATGCGAGGGCCAAACTCATTACCATGTCATCATGCAGACCCGATGGTGCGTTATATCGAATGTTTCCCGATGGTAACCGTTCCATTTCGTACGCTTCGAGCTCTTGGATGAGCGTGTAATCATTTGGAATATGGATGGAGCCTTGTTCAAACGCCAAAGATAACGATTCAATGGCCTCCGCTTTTGATGATGCCGTGGTGAGGAATGGCCGGACCGGTAAACCGTCTCTCCGTAATTGCTCAATGATGGGCTCTCCCATGCTGTTTGACTCGGCCACAATTACCCGCGGCCTCCACTTATCGCACAAGGCCTTGAGCCGCTGCACCTGGACGTGGTAATCCACCTTGTTGGACCGGTCGATGGATAGGACCGCTCCTTGTGCCGCATCGAACACGGTGAACACGGTGAAGTCGTTGAGCTTGCCCCAATCCACCCCAATGACAATGTGCGACTCCGGCATCGGCCCCAGGCCCTCCCGGACCGCTTCCCGCACCTTGCGAAATACGCCACCGCCGTCCTCGACAAACTGAGCCTCGATTTCCTGGAGGTAGATTCGCTCCGGTAAATCCTCCTTCATGGCTCCGATCTCATCCGGATTGATTACCGGGTTGGAGAACGTGGACATTTGCCACCGCATCCATTCCGCGCCCTCCTTCCGGTATAGCTGCCAAAAGAAGTTTCTCCCCTTGGGTGTAGATAGAAACCAGGCCCGGCCCTCGAGGTCGGCCAGGGTGGGCCGTATGGCCGCGGTCCATGCATCCTTAAGGTGCCTAATCATTGCGGCCTCGTCGATCACCACCGCTTTGTATTTGCGGCCCCTGGCCACGTCGACATCCTCGAGAGACCAAAACTCGATCACACCACCATTGATAAGCTCAATCCTGCGCTCGCTCGCGTTCTTCTTTGTGATGAGCGGACCGAGGGTGAGTGTGGCTTGCCTCCATACGTCGAGAAGGGATTTGTAATGGGGAGCGAACCAGGCCACCGGGTGGCCGGCCAGAGCGGACCGGATTATGATGTCCAGGCCGAGCGTGGTTTTGCCCCACCGCCTACCACACGCCAACACGTTGAATCGTTTGGCTTCATTGAGGACCTGGCGTTGTGCTTTGTGCGGCCTGGGTAGCTTGAGCTTAATTGTCCTCTTCATCGTCGAACACGTCCTCGTATACCACGTGGACAATCTGCGGCTCTCCGATGTTCTCGGTCTCTTGCCGCTCTATCCACCCGCGGTGTTTGCCCTTTGACTTGAGGAAAAAGATTATTGGGACCGTCTCGCCCTGGGCAATCTTTTTGTACAACGCGGACTCTACGAAATCGACAATCTCCTCATCCACGTTCATCACCTCCATCCGGTAGGCCTCATCCGACTTCATCCAGTTATAGTGAGTCGGCCGGGTGATGTTAATCATTTTGCAAGCCTCCGAGACATTGCCCATGGTCTTCTTGAGGGCCTGGAGCATGAGCTCCTTTTTGTTCTCTTGCCGTAATGCCTTGGTCGTTGCCATGTCCGTTACCGTTTACCTGGGTGAGCTCGCTGAAGTTACGCCCTCACCCAAGTAAAGGTTTGTTCAACGGTGGTCGATCCATCCCGTGAATAGGATGATCAGTAAGAGCGGGATCAGGAATAGGAAGATGATAAACGCTTCCGCTCGCTCTCTTCTTGAAATAGGTTGTGGATTAAGTCGGCATCGCATGGTGTTTCCTCTTGTGACTGGGTGAGCATAAGTAAGAACCGCATCCAGGAATCCAGGTCTCTCATCACAACAAATCCGTATCCAGCGGCCATCATCT